ACCGATATGCGCGGAACCGATAGCGCGGCACTTGCTAGTGTTGTCGGTGCGCTGACGGACGCGGCGGCAGCGGGTGATCCAACTACCGCAGATACGCTCATGCAGTACGTCAAGCAGCTCATCAATATCCTGGTTGGGACCACGGGCGTCACGACATATCCGGCGGAAGCGGCGCCGGCGAATAATGTTTCACTTGCGGAAATTATTCGGGCCATCCATACGGACGTGACTGGACTAAATGGCGACGCGATGCGTGGTACGGATAGTGCAGCACTGGCCAGCACGTTCACCGGCATCACGTCACTCGCAGAATGGCTCGGGTTACTGGCCGGCAAGCAAGTGGGTAACGCGACTGCGCGCACCGAGCTTCGGGCGACTGGCGCCGGGGCCGGGGCCTATGACGAGACAACGGATTCGCTTGAAGCCGGTCAGGCCGAGCATGATGTGACGCAGAGCGCGCTGACGACCATTGACGATTTTCTCGACACCGAGATAGCGGCCATCCTGGAAGACACTGGAGCCACGCTACCGACGCAGATATCCGGACTGAACAACATCACCGCAGCGGACGTGTGGGCCGTGGCAACGAGAACGTTGACGGCAAGCACGAACTTCAACGACATCAGCGCGGCGAACGTGCTGACACAGGTCAATGCGGCGCTCGACACCGCCATCGCGGAATTGGCGCAGGCGCAACCGACCGCGACTCCGACGCTGCGCACCGGACTGATGCTGCTGTATATGGCGATGCGCAATAAGCTCGTGACACAGACCTCGGGGACCGACGCGCTCGAGATCTACAACGACGCCGGTACGCTAATCGCCAAGAAGTTGCTCACGGATGACGGCTCTGATTACACCGAAGCCAAAATGGTGACAGGGCCGTAATGGCGCTGGATTCAATTGCAAAGCGCGCAAGCGTGGCGGGGGTCGGGCGCCCCTATCTTCGCAAGCATCTCATCGACGGCACAAAGGGCGCGGGTTGGCGCGCTAACAGCGGCCTGGCTTACGCCGGGTTCAGTTTCGCGGCAGCCGTGGCCGCCGTTCTCCGCGGCTACCGTGGCAATAACGTAGGTCTACAACTGGGACTGTGACATGGCAGAACGAAACCCGAATCGTCGAGAAACGTATACCGCGACCGACGCCTACATACTGGACGACTACTTCAGCGACACCGCCGAATTGCCACGCAAGATCAGGGGGTTCATCGTCGGTAACGCGGGCAATGTCGTCATGGTCACAGAAGCGAACCTGACGCTCGCCGCCTTCCCGGTCGTAGCGGGTCAATACCTTCCGTTTGCACCGAAGCAAATCAAGTCAACGAGTACGACAGCGTCGAGCCTGCTAGGGCTCATCTAGGAGTCAGTTTATGGAACAGTTTTTTGCATGGTTTGATCAACTGCCGTTCCCAGCGGAATACCTCGCCGTAGGCGGCGGAGCGATATTGATGCTGATGTTTTCGTTCGCCGCTATTCGATCGAGCGATAAAGCTGAGCAGGCGAAAACCAAGGAGTCATGGCGTGATGCGCTCGAACACGCAAAGGAAAGCATTCCTGAACCTGTATCGCCCATCATTGCAGCCCATCAGAAACCGAACCCGGTTCACGTGCGTATTCTCGAGCGCTTGCAACGCGCCATGGCGCGCGACGACATCGCCGAGACGTACAGGCAAAAAGCGCGGCTGGCGAGTAACGGGCTCGATGTTCCAAAAGACGCGAAAGAATGCGCGGCATTTCTTGCCTCGCTGAGGGGTGAGTCATGACAGCCATAGCGTATACCGATGTTCGCAAGGTGTCTCAGCGCCGCGTATACACGTTATTGGACGCGGTTGGCGAGACAGGGGCCGGCACTCCACATCGCGTGCTCAACAACTGTCGCGTGTTTCAGGTAATTATTAGTGACACGGCGACTTGTCTATTACAGGCAAGTCTCGATGGAGACAATTGGGTAACGTTGCGCACGTCGACAGCAAGCGAAGCATATTCTACAGCCGAACCGTGGACCTACATTAGAGGAAATGTGTCAGTGTGGTCTGCGGGTACTGTGACACTGCTGATGGGGGTGTAAATGTCCGTCGCGCACATTCAAAACAGTGGGTCACGAGCGTCTGGCGTTTCAACACCCGATAACTGGGAAGCGGATAACTGCTATCCCCCTGCATCCATTGCCACAGCGCTGGGGGTGCTGGCAGATGGTGACTCGCTGGTATTTGATGATCAGAGTATTGCAGCGAATAACTTATCGTTAAACGGGGCAGTTGCCGACGCTACATTGACATTGGCGTCGCGAACTGGAGAAACAACGCTTACTCTGGTGGATGCGACGACGCGCATGATCTTGCATAACAGCGGGACTACGCATAGTTACATAATAGATGGACTGATTCTTGATGGACAGTCCATCACATTTACGGCAACTGGCACGTCGATCATTCAGATCACACAGGCCGTACAAGACTTGATCGTGCGTAACTGCACATTCGCAAATTTCGTTGACGGGTGTATAGCGGCGAGAACTGTATCGTACATTCTGCGATATGCGCCAAATACGACAGGCCCGACGGTGCTCGTAAAAGACAATGTGTTCGACACGGTCAGCGCAACGACAGCCGGGGACTATGTTGGTCTCTTTAAGAGTGAAGGCGACGAAGTTTGGACGATCGAGGGCAATACCTTTAAGGACGTCAGCCTGGTTCTCACGGCCGGCAATGAGTTGGGGATCGTCTACCACACGGGGGCAGCGGATGTCTTTTTAAAAGATAACGTACTCTTGGGATTTTTAGCTTCTACCGTCACGACAAAAAGCATAGGCGGGTTTTACCGCCCAGCCGGCGCTGCTGGGAACGTGTACGTGGACGGCTTATTCATCGACGGATTCGTGCAGGATGGTCTTGCGTCGTCTGAAAGTGTATTGAAGATTATCTCAACTGGTCGCGTCCGTAATGTATACGCAAAAAACGTACAGCGGACCGGAACAGTGACGGCTAACGGCAATTCTACTGGCGGCGTGGTGTTGTCGTCAGGCGCATCGGCAGTGGTGACCGTTGACGATATGGTTGTGACGGGCGGTGGCGGATTTTTCGGCACCGCCATTTATAATTCTGGTGGCGGCGAAATAACGGCGCGTCGGATAAAGGCCGGTAATATTGACGATGGCGGCCAAGTAGGACAAGGCGGCGACCCAGTGAACGGGCAAGCGTTTTATTCAGGCGGCGATGGCGACTCCACATGGGAAGCCGTGGTGGGATATAACTGCACAGGCGATGCGCTAAACGGATTGGTGGCGTATGGGCATCTGCCGGCCTCTGGGGCGACCGACAAAGCGATCATCATTCACCACAGCACATTTGCTAATACGCCATCCTCGCCAACACAACCGGCGTGTGATTTCCGATGTGATCTTGCAGGGAAAACGCTGACAATGAACGTCAGAAATACCATTTTCGACAATGGTGAATATGAGATGCTGCTAGTAGAGGGAGCCGGAACGTTTGATTTTACCCTGACATCTTGTCACATCACGGAAGGCACAGATGCCGTATCAGCATCAATATCTGCTGGAACGTTGACGCTGGGTACACCAACAACTGGAGACCCGAAATTTAAATCCGTGGCGACCGATGACTATAGGCTCGACGGCGACAGTCCATGTATCGCGGCAGGAACGAGATATTGGACCGGAGAGGCCCCGCACGGACAGGATGGGCTAAGATTTTTCAATACCCCGAGTATAGGGGCGTATGAGGACCGGAGTGGGGCAGGTTTTGCTAGAAAAGGCGGCGCGCGCGTCACAAATACGCTTCCGGCAGGGGTAGATATTTCTTTGGCGAAAGCTGCCTGAGATTTAAACAAAGGGCGACACGCCCAAGGAGACTACGATGACTCAAGAAGTGATGAATAGCCGCTTTGGTAGCGGTGTCGAAGAGCGCTTGTATCAGGACGGGAAAGTCGGGGGCACCGCTGGATGGACTGTTCGAGCAGCGGCCGACAGCTTCATGGCAACGGTCGCGGCCAGTCAGACGGCAGGCACGTTGGTGATCCCGCTGACCGGTCTTAAGGTCGGTGACGAACTGCGCGGTTATCATCTGCTGGGGCAGGTGGACTCTGCCGGCAACACGGTAACCGTCGATGCGCAACTCTACGTGTCGGAAGCGGTCGCGGCGGCCTCGACGCATACGGCGCTGACCGGTACGGACATGACGCAACTCAGCGTGACGGCCGACACCAAGATGAACGCGCTGAACGCCAACAAGGACTTTGCGGCGGCCAATCGCGTCACAGTACAGGCCGACAAGGCGTATTTTGCCCTGGTAACGGTCACGACCGCGGGCACGACGGATGTCGAGCTGATCGGTTTCGTGCTTCACGTTCGGCCGAAAGTCGGAGGGTAATCATGGCGAACCCGACCTGGCGATATCACCCGGAACTGTGTCCGAAAGGCCAGATTTTCGACGCCGACAGTCCGCAAGGATTGCCCTCGGCGGCGGATGGCTGGCTGGACACGCCGCACTTCAACCACATCCCGACCGTCAAGCCGGTCGAGCCGCCGCAAACCGGCTGGCCGGACGCGAAGAACTACGGCTCGGTGCATGTGTTCATGTCGACCATCGACGAGCGAATGCCGACCGTGCCGACTGAAGAACATTTGCGCGCCCACGGCATGAAGGACGCCGACAAAATCGCGGAAACCATCGCCGGCAGCAAGGATGCGCTCGTAGACGCCGCGTCATCGGCGTTGCGGTACTACGCGGTGCGCAAGTACGGCACGGAGCTCGATGGGCGGTATGGTCCTGAGCGGTTGCTGCGGGAATGCGAAAGGCTCGACGCCGGTGGGCCTGATGCCGAGGGGGTGACGTAACCGCATGAATGCGCGCGACATCATCACGGCGGCAGCCCGCAAGATCCGTATCAAGCGGGCGGGCTTTGCCCTGACAGGCGAGGAAGCCGCAGACGGGCTGTCGACGCTGAATGACATGATCGCGGCATGGAGTGCGGAAGATCTGCTGATCCCGTATCGGACACGCGAGTCCTTTACGCTGACCGCGGGGCAGCAACCGCACACCATCGGGACAGCCGGTGATCTCAACACCGACCAGCCGATCGACATTCACAACGCCATTCTGGTGTCGAGCTCGACCCGATACCCGCTGGATACGGATCGTGGGCCGGATGACCTGCAGCAGGTATTGAACCTGACGACCCAGGGGTTGCCGCGATGGATGTATTTCGAGCCCGGGTTGACGCTGGGCAATCTGTGGTTCGATGTCGCGCCGCAGGAAGCCTATACCCTGATCTTGCATTCCCTGAAGCGGCTGACGGAGTTCACCACACTGGACACCGATCTGTCCCTGCCCGCGGAAACACGCCGCGCCATCATCAACAATCTGGCGGTCGACATGGCGCCGGAGTACGGCAAAGACCCGTCCCAGGCCGTCATCGCGCGTGCCACTCAAGACCTGGCGGTGCTGAAGGCCAATACCGCCGCCAAGCGCGTGCCGCTGCTCGAGTACGATGCGGCGATCGCGCCACACAACTATCGGTATGACATTGACGCGGGGTACAGGTAATGG